TTAAATAGATTTTAGAACATTCTTTACATCCCTGTTTTGAACTAATATGATTAGAAGGAGATTGATTAAATACCCCATGTATTTGACATTTAATTTTTACTTTAGTTGTATTATTTTTATATTCTGATAAAGAATAATCATATAAATTTCCATGGATTTTTCTAGCTTCAATAATAAAATCTTTAGTTGTTTTTTTATTATTTCCTGAACATTTAGGACATCCATTTCCATTTAAATGATCTCTAGGAATTTGAATGAAATCTCCATGTTTATTACAAGTTATTTTTATTTTTATGTTATCTTTTTCATAAATACTTTTTTCATAGTTGTATTTATTTTTATGAATTTTATTTGATTTATCAATAAATTCTTCTAATGTTAATTTTCTTCTTCCCATGATATGAATTTTAATTTAATTCCATGGTTATACATATTGGTTTTCTTCTCAAGATACAATATTTATAATAAATCAAACTACATTATAGATGTCTGCAGGTAGATACTCATTTGTTATAGAACAAGGATCAACATTAAGTTTCCAACTCCAATATAAAGATTCTGATGGAAATCCAATTAATTTATCCAATTATGGAGGAAGAATGCAAATTCGTCCAACATTACCTTCCTCAACAGTTTATATAACTTTAAGTAGTTCATTACAACCAGATGGAACTGGTTTAAATTTTAGTGGATCTAATGGATCTACACCACCCACATCAGGTTCAATAGGTTTATACATTTCAGCTGCTTCATCTTCAGTATTTGATTTTGATACAGCAGTATATGATTTAGAAATATATTCAGGAAGCACAGTAAATAGAATTTTAGAAGGTCAAATTAAATTATCTAAAGAAGTAACTCGATAATGTCAGGACCACATCCTATCAATATTGCCCCAAATAATAATGAGGTTGTTTTCAATAATGTTAACAATCATATTACTATTACTAACAATGTTGATCACAATGTTATTGAAGTAATTCAACCTGTAACATCAGTAGTAGAAATTAGTACTGGTCCTCAAGGATTAAGAGGAGATACTGTTGTGGCTACAACAGGTTCCTTTACTGGAAGTTTTACAGGTTCATTTGTTGGAAATGGAGAAGGAATATTTAGTGGATCATTTATAGGAATAGCAGTTAGTGCTAGTTATGCTAATACATCTTCTTATTCTATTTTATCTGAAACATCATCCTTAGCTATAAGTTCATCTTTTAGTTCTACTGCTAGTTATTTTATAGAACAAGATCCAATATTTAATTCTAAATCAGGAAGTTTTTTATTGACTTCATCTTTTAATTCTTTTACTAGTTCTTACAATACAGGTTCATTTGCTGGTTCATTTATAGGAAATTTAAATGGAACTTCAAGTTGGAGTAATAATACATTAACCGCTTCATATTACGGAGGTTCAGTAATTACTTCATCTTATTCTTCAACTTCATCTAATGCTTTAAGCTCAAGTTATGCTTTAACTGCTTCATTTGCTTTAAATAGTGGAGCTACTATAGATACAGGTTCATTAGTAAAAACATCTTCATTCAATCCATTTACAGCTAGTATAAATTTATTTACTAGTTCATATAACACAGGTTCTTTTACAGGAAGTTTTACTGGAAGTTTTATTGGAACCTTTACAGGTAGTTTACAAGGAACTTCATCCTGGTCAAATAACTCTTTAACAGCATCTTATGTAGCTAATGCTTCATCTTTTCCATATACTGGAAGTGCAATAATAACAGGAAGTTTAATTGTTACAGGATCTATAATAGGAAATTTTACAGGATCATTACAGGGAACATCATCTTGGTCTAATAATTCCCTAACAGCTTCATATATATCTAATGCCCCTATAATAATATATTCCTCAACAACAGATAGTACAGCTACAAATTCAACTAATAATACTTTATGTACAGGAGTATTAATCCCAGCTAATACTTTTGATTCTACTAAAAGATTAAGAGCATTAGTAAGAACTAGAAAATCTAATACTAATGGAACCATTACTTTAAGAGTTTATGTTAATTCAACTAATAATTTATCAGGAGCTACATTATTAGCAACATACGCTTCTTCAGCTCTACATCAATTTGTTACATGCGCGTTCAATTTCCCTTTTAAAAGCAGTACTACGATTGAAAGGTTTAGTGCAACTTTTTCGATTGTATCAGATGAACAGGCAGGGGGTATTCAATTAGCTCCTGTTACATTTACATTTGATTCCACAGCAGATAGATATTTAATATTTGCACTCCAAAACTCAAGTGCTTCTGATAGTTCAGTAATCTCTTATCTAACGGTAGAAAAATTATGAATATAGATTCAAAAAATATTAAAACATTTATAGAAATAGATTCATTATCATTCATGATAGAATATATTACAGGTGAAATAATAAATTATTATTATTCAGATATAACTATAAATAATAAAAAATATGAAAATTTTAATTCTTTACCCCAAACAGATTAATATTTATAATAAATCCAAATAATGGCAAATATTCCTATATATCCAGGCTCATCATCATTTTTTCCAGGTAATACACCCTTTGGATTTTATGACAATGATTATCAGTTTCAAACTGATGCTGATAAAGTAACAACATTTTGTTCAAGACGTCTAGGATATCCATTAGTAGAAGTTGAATTACAAGATTTAAATTTTTATACTGCTTTTGAAGAAGCAGTTACAACTTATGGAAATGAATTGTATGCTTATAAAATAAAACAAGATTTTTTATCTTTAGAAGGAGCATCAACTGGATCTAATTTTAATAATACTTTGATTACTCCTAATTTTGCAGGTATTGTTAGATTATCTCAACAGTATGGAGAAGAAGCAGGAGTTGGTGGAAAAACAACTTGGTATAGAGGAATAATTCCTTTAACAGCAAGTGTTCAAGATTATGATATGTCTGCTTGGGCTATTGCTAATAACATAACAGGAGGAATAGAAGTAAAAAGAATATTTTATGAATCTGCTCCTCCAAATGCAACATTTTTTGCCGGAATAGGTGTAAATGGTTTAATGGATAGTTTTGGATGGGGTAATTATTCAACAGCTGTAAATTATCTTATGATGCCTCTTAGTTATAATATCCAATCCCTTCAGGCGATTGATATGAATAACCAAGTTAGAAGATCTCAATATAGTTTTGAATTAATAAATAATAAATTAAGAATATTCCCAGTTCCAGGAGAAATAGGAACTGATTTAACATCTTCTATTTCATCATCTGGAGGGTATGCTTTCTTTCAATATATAAAATTAGATGAAAGAAATGATCCATCTGCAGGTAATAATAATGGAGGTTTAGTTACAAATGTTTCAAATGTCCCATTTACAAATCCAATTTATTCTCAAATTAATTCAATTGGTCGCCAATGGATTTTCGAATATACTTTAGCATTATGTAAAGAGATGTTAGGATATATTAGAGGAAAATATCAAACAATTCCAATCCCAGGATCTGAAACAACATTGAATCATGGGGATTTAATTTCAGCAGCTACTGATGAAAAAAATAGATTAGTAGATAGATTAAGAGCTTATTTTGATGAAACTTCTAGACAAAAATTAATGGAAGCAAAAGCATTAGAAATAGATAGTACTCAAAAATCATTAACTCAAGTTCCAATGACTATTTTTATAGGTTAATATTATGGCACAATTCGGTAGATCAAGAGATATATCATTATTTAGGAATATCAATCGTGAATTGTTAGGAGATATTATTACCCAACAAGTTGCTCTTTATAAAGTAAATATAGAAAAAACTGCAACAAATATGTACGGTGAAGTTACAGGAAAAAGATTTTTTACTGAACCAACATTATTAAATTGTTTAATTAAAAGAACTGATCCTAATTTCCAACAAACAAATATAGGAGAAGATTATAATCGTATTAATACTTTTTCATTTCTTAGAGATGACTTAGTTGATGCTGGAGTTAAACCTGAATTAGGAGATTTTATAATGTATTATAATGATTATTATGAGATAGAACAATCATTTGATAATCAACTATTTGTTGGTAAAGACCCAGATTATAACTATTCTGAAAATCCAATCAATCCTGGATTAGAAGAATTTGGAACATCTATATCAATAAATTGTGTAGCTCGATATATTCCAGCAGATAAAATTGGAATTACTAAAGAAAGATAAAAATGTCTAATAGAAAACCAACCCCAAAATCCCAAAAACAAATCTCTAAAGATTTGATAGAACCTTACTCTACGAGTGGTCCTGGTTTTCAACCAACAGGAAATCCTAATGATTCTACTGAAAATAATAGAGGTAATCAATTAAGTTTTAAAAATGATGATGTAAAACCCTTTTACATTGGTATTCAAGATATTGATGAAGCTATTTATTATTATTTTAATGAAGTAATAAAACTTAGTGTTAATCAAAATGGAAGCAGAGTAAAAGTACCAATTATATATGGTAATCCTGAAAAATGGAAATCAATCCAAAAGGATGGATATTATAGAGATAAAAATGGTAAAATAATGTCACCATTATTAGTCTTTAAAAGAGATGAATTAACAAAAAACCGCAGTTTAGGAAATAAATTAGATGCTAATCAACCTCATTTATATAGTTCTTTTACTAAAAAATATTCATCAAGAAATTTTTATGATGCTTTCAACGTATTAAACAACATAAAACCTGAAAGGGAACAATACGCCATAGCCATACCTGACTACGTTAATATAAAGTATAGTTGCGTTATATACACATATTATGTCGAGCAGATGAACCACATAATTGAAGCTTTAAATTATGCTTCTGATTCATATTGGGGAAATCCAGAGCGTTTTAAATTTAATGCTAGAATAGATGGTTTTAATACTGTTATAGAAGTTGCTGATGGAGCTGATAGAGCAATAAAAAGTACTTTTGATCTTAAATTATCAGGTCAAATAATTCCTGAGGTTTTGCAACGTGATTTAAATGCAGTTAAAAAAATACCAACAATTACTCATACATCTTTTACAACTGAATTAATATTAAATTCAGGTGAACCTAGAGTTGTTGATCATATAATTCCTGAAACTCCAACATCTAATTGGATTTTAAATAATGGAATTTGGAATGATAATGGTGAATGGATTGATGGAAAAACTTGGATTGATTAAAAAATAAATAAAAAAATGGCAATAGATACATTAAATAATGGAGATACTGGTTTACAAGCCAGAAATATAATAAATGCTTTAGTGAGTGGTAGCAATAGTCAACCAAAAGTCTACAAAGCTTTATTAACTCAAACAGGAACATCGGCACCTGTAGTAAGTGCAGAACTTGTAAATACCTTAGGACAAACGCCTACTTACTCATATATTGGAAGTGGAGATTATAGGCTAATAGTAACTGGTGGAATATTTGTAAAAGCAAAAACAGCAATGATTATAGCGCAAAATATAGGTGGTGGAGGGGCTATTGACATAATTTGGAATAGCACAAATGATTTAGCAATTGAATTACTGACAGATAATGTACTAGATTACACATTAGTTCATATAGAAGTTTACCCATAATGGCAAACACACCACGCATACAAACAAAAGATTTTTTCCTTTTAAATTTATTTTTGAAATATTTATCCATATTTATATTGGAAATCAATCAAATTAAATCAACAAAATAATGGCCGAAACTTTATTATCTCCTGGTGTTTTAGCTCGTGAAAACGACATATCTCAGGTATCAACCCAACCAGTACAAGTTGGGGCAGCAATAATAGGTCCAACAGTAAAAGGACCTGTAGAATTACCAACAGTAGTTACTTCTTATAGTGATTACGTAAATAAATTTGGAGATGTTTTAGTGAGTGGAAGTGATACTTATTCATATTTTACTTCTATAGCAGCTTATAATTATTTTAACAATGGAGGTGATTCATTATTAGTAGCTCGTGTTGTTACTGGTTCTTATACTTCTGCTACAAGTACTACTATTAGTGCTAGTTCAAATGCAACAGCATTTTCATTAAAAACAATTTCAAAAGGTATAATCACAAACAGTTCAAGTTCATTAGATACTAATGGAGCTTTAATGAGTGGTTCTGCTGATAACATTCGTTGGGAAATTGTAAATCCAAATACATCATCTGGAACTTTCAATTTATTAATTAGACAAGGTAATGATGTTACTAATAGTAAAACTATTTTAGAAACATTTACAAATTTATCTTTAGATCCTAAAGCCCCTAATTTTATTTCTAAACAAATTGGTGATTATGTATTTAATTATAACTCATCAACAATTCAAGTAGAATTAACTGGAAGTTATCCAAATGCTTCAAGATATGTTTATGTATCATCTGTTAATTTATTAACTCCTGATTATTTAGATAATAATGGAGTAGCAAAAGTACAATATACTTCATCAATTCCTATTGCTGCTAGTGGTTCATTTACTGGTGCAACAGGTGATTTAAAAAATGGAACTGCATTTTATAATAACATAACAACAGCAGGGAATACACAAGGATTAGATGCTGGTAATTATACAAACATGATAAATCTTTTATCAAATAAAGATGATTATCAATTTAATGTTTTATTGGTTCCTGGTTTAATAAATTCACTTCACACTAGTGCTATTAGTACTTTAATTAATAATACACAACAAAGAGGTGATAATATTTTATTAATTGATCCTGTAGTTTATGGAGCAACTGCCACAGCCGTAACAGTTGAAGCAGCATCTAGAGATACTTCATATGGTGCTATGTATTGGCCATGGTGTCAAATTTTAGATCCTGGAACAGGAAAAAATGTTTGGGTACCAGCTTCAACAATGATTGCAGGTGTTTATGCTTACAATGATAAGATAGCTGAAAAATGGTCAGCACCAGCAGGTATTCAAAGAGGTGGATTAAACAATGTAATTCGTCCAGAACAAAAATTAAATGCTTCTACTAGAGATACTTTATATCAAGCTAAAATTAATCCAATAGCTCAATTTCCAGGACAAGGATTAGTTGTTTATGGTCAAAAAACATTACAACAAAAAGCTTCTGCTTTAGATCGTATTAATGTTAGACGATTATTAATCGAATTAAAAGGATATATTTCACAAGTAGGAAATAATTTAGTATTTGAAGCAAATACAATTGCTACTAGAAATAGTTTCTTAAATCAAGTAAATCCATATTTATCTTCTGTTCAACAAAGAGATGGTTTATATGCTTTTAAAGTGGTAATGGATGATTCAAATAATACAGCAGATGTAATTGATAGAAATAAATTGGTAGGTGCTATTTACGTTCAACCAAGTAAGACTGCAGAGTTTATTTATCTAGATTTTACAGTTACCCCAACTGGCGCAACTTTCCCCGCATAAATAAAAATATAATTAAACAAAGAAAAGCCACATATAGTGGCTTTCTTTATCCTTTACAATATTTATAATCGAATCCCCAAACGAAATATTTATATGAAAAAATGTAAAAGATGTAATGAAGAAAAAGATTTTAATTCTTATTGTAAAACATCTAAAAATAAAGATGGTTATAATAACAGATGTAGAGAATGTGTTAAAGAACTTGGAAAAGATTATTATAAAAATAATAAAGAATCAATGAATTTAAAGGCGAAAAAATGGTATGGTGAAAATAAAGAAAAACATATAAAACATACCATGAATTACCAATCAAATAATCCTGAAAAAAAGAAAAAATATACTAAAAAATGGAATAAAAATAATAGAGATTATTTTAAAAAATGGAGAAAAAATAAATATGATAATGATCCTAATTTTAAATTAAGAATAACTTTAAGTGTTAGATTAAGTGGTATTTTAAGAAATGAAAAAACCTATAAAACTTCAAGTATTATAAAACTAATTGGGTGTACTTTAGATGAATTAAAATTATATATTGAAAAACAATTTATATTAGGAATGGATTGGAATAATTGGGGGGAAATATGGGAAGTAGATCATATAAAAGCTTGTGCTAAGTTTGATTTAACAAATATGGAACACCAAAAACAATGTTTCCATTACACTAATCTAATGCCTCGATTTAAAACAACAATAATTGCTGAAGAACATGGTTCTGATCAAATAGGTAATAGAAATAAAAGTGATAAATAATTTTCCTTTATTTTCACATATGTATAATAAATTTAATTAAAATCCAAAAAACACATATATAAAATGGCAGTATTAAGTCCCAATGAGATATTTTTCAGTGCTTTTGAACCAAAACAACCAAACCGCTTCGTAATGTACGTAGATGGTATTCCTTCTTTTATGATAAAAGGAATGTCGGCTGTAACTGTGGATCAAGGAGAAATCGTTTTAAATCATATAAACGTTTATCGTAAAATAAAAGGAAAAGCAAAATGGGGAGATGTAACTCTTACATTATTTGATCCTATCACACCTTCAGGAGCTCAAGCAGTAATGGAATGGGAACGTTTACATCATGAATCAGTAACAGGACGTGATGGTTATTCTGATTTCTACAAAAAAGATATAACAGTAAATATTTTAGGTCCAGTTGGAGATATAGTTGGTGAATGGATTTTCAAAGGTGCATTTATTAAATCAGCTAACTTTGGTGAATATAATTACGATACAGAAAATCAAGCAATTAATTTACAAATGGTGTTAGGTATGGATTACGCTATTTTAAATTTCTGAGAATTAGTTAAATATTTCATAATCCAATCCAATTTTGAATTCCTTTCGAATATGTATAATAAACGAAAGGAATTTTTTATGCTAAAGTGTATATTATGTAATTATGAAACTGAGAAACAAGCAAAGTTATCAAAACATACTTATTTTACTCACAAACTCAAATTTCCTGAATATTTAATTAAATTTAAATATAAGGAAATTCATCCACTATGTGGATGTGGTTGTGGTGTAGAAATGAAATATGAAGCCACTATAGCTGATTTTAGTAAATTTAAACATGGTCATCATTCCAGAGTAAAAAATATTTTTGGAGATCCTAAAAATCCAAAACGAGTAGAAAAAATTATAGCTACTAGAAAAGCTAAATTTGCTTCTGGAGAATATAATTACATAAAAGAAGCAATTATAAAAACTAGAAAAGATCCTAATTTCGGAGATAAAATATCTAGAGGTGCTAAAGGTATTCCAAAACCAAAACCTGAAGGATTTGGTGTAGGAAGAAAACACTCTCAAGAAACTAAAGATAAAATGAGTGATTCTGCAGTTAAAAGAATAATTGAAACTGGAAAGGTTAAAAGATCATTATTAGAAATAGGATTTGAAAGTTTTCTTAATTTATTGAAAATAAAATTCCAAAATTCATATTATATTAATACAAAAGAAAATCATTTTATATATGATTTTTATTTACCCGAATATAGAACATTGATAGAAGTAGATGGAGATTTTTGGCATTGTAATCCCAATACTAAATATAAACTTCCCGAATGTAAAACTCAAATATTTAATTTAGATAATGATATATTAAAAAATAAATGGGCTTTAGATAATGGGTTTAAATTATTAAGATTTTGGGAAACTGATATAAATAACAATCCCCAACAAATAATTGAAACTCTTAAAAAAGAATTAAATTTATAAAATTAGACCTATCCCAAAAGATAGGTTTTTTTGTCGTTGTTAATTGATATAAAATTCATATATTCAACTTATAAATTTAAAAATAAAAGTTATGGAAAACCAATCAACAACATTTGTTCCTTTTATGAAAAAAGAAACTAGAGGTCGTAAACCTAAAATTCAAGTAGTTAAAAATAATTTTATTCCTGAATCTATTAAATTAGTTAGAGGAAGAGATTTAAATTTTAATGAAGCTTTATTTGTTCCTCTCAAAACAGATAGAGAAATAGATGTGCTTTTATCAACAGAAAAAGGTTTAATGCCCGGAACAAATATGGTTATAGTAGGAGGACCAGGTTCAGGTAAAACTACATTAACATTAGATTGGTTATCAGATTTTACAGCAAAAGGTTATAAAGTATTGTTTGTTTCTGCTGAGATGGATGAAATAGCTTATTACAAATATTGTAAAAGAATGCCAAAATTTAGTATTGTTCAAACATTATTTCTTAAAAACCATGCTGATTCTGTAAAAGAAACATTAGAGTATGTTTTTGATCAAGGTTATGATGTTATATGTATTGATTCTATTGCAGAAGTATTAGGAATGTATAAGGATTGTTTTGGAGGAACTGAAACCTCAGCAGAATTTTGGTTTTTACATTTACAAGATAAAATCAAAAAAGGAGAAAATAGCAAAAACTATTTTACTTCATTTATTAATATCCAGCAAACAACTAAAGGTAATGATTTTGTTGGAAGTAATAGATTAAAACATATGACAGATGCTATGGCTCATATAGAACGAAGTAAAGATGGATTAGAAAGAACACTTCATTTTACTAAAAATAGAGATTGCGATAAAGATTTTAAAATGAATTTTAGTTTTTACAACAATGAAGTAAATTATACTTATGAAAGTATATCAGAATAGTCGTTGTTTATTTAAAAATAAATCATATATTTAACTAACTTAAAAATATAAAAACATGTCATGTAATGGTGGAAAAAGTACTAAAAAGGGTAAATACAATAAGAAACAAAATCTTATGAATCCTGTTAGTTATACTATTGATAAAAATGGAAATGTTAAACCAATCTATAAAACCAAATAAATTATGAAAACTTCATTTATTCCTGTTAATTCAATTTCTAAAGCTAAAGCTTTTGCTAATTCATTAGATGTTAACCATTTAATTAAAAAACAACATACTAAACCGGTTTCTAATTATATTCAAACACTTGATGTAATTAATAAATTACAAGATAAAGGTTGGATATTAAATGGTGTTAGTGAAGAAAGAAATAAATCTACATTCAAAACAACATCACATCATGTTAAAATGTTACATCCTGATTTCTCTATGAATGAAAATGGAAAACATGAAGCTGAATCTAATCTGTTAATTAGTAACTCATGTAGTGGTAAATCTCCATTAAGTATAAATTTAGGTATGTTTAGAAAAGTATGTAGTAATGGTTTGTTTAGGAGAGATAGTATGGTTGAATTTGATATTAAACATGATATAAACGGTATATCACGGTTAAACACGTGTTTAAATAATGTAAACCGCACTGTTCAATCTAATATTAAAAGATTTGAAACACTTAAGTTAAAAATATTAACTAAGGAAGAAATGCAAGAATTAGCAAAAGAAGCAATCAAAATTAGATCATTTGATTCAAGTATTGATTATAATCAATTACTTAATATTAATAGAGTTGAAGATGAAGGTAATAGTTTGTGGAAAGTGTATAACAGAATACAAGAAAATTTAACTAAAGATAATATGTTAGTTGATAATAAAGGTCAAATATTACATGGGACTATAAATATTCAACATGATATCAAAGTTAATAACAATTTAATGAATTTAGTTGAACAATTTATTTAAAAATAATTTCAAAACTTTTAAATTTAAGCTTGCCAATTTGGCAGGCTTTTATTATATTATAACAAATAAAATTTATGGAAAAACAACAACTTACCCAAGAAGAAATAAACGATCTATCTCAACTCCAACTAGAAACTCAAAATCTAATCCTAAAATTAGGCCAATTAGAATATGAATTTCAGACTTTAGATAAGATTAAAAAGGAACTAATAGTTGAATTTGGAGCATTGAAAAATAAAGAACAAAATTTAACATTACACCTCCAACAAAAATATGGAGATGGAAATATTGATTTAAAGACAGGAGAAATAACTCCTTTATCTTAATATATTTATAATAAAGTTATTAAATAAAAATTATGGAACAAACCAAACACGATTTCCCTACCGAAACTATTGAATTACCTTCCAAAGGTTTATTATATCCTAAAGATAATCCATTATCATCAGGAGTAGTAGAAATAAAATATATGGGAGCTAAAGAAGAAGATATTTTAACTAATTCCACTTATATTGATAAAGGAACAGTTTTAGATAAATTAATGCAATCCGTAATAGTTTCACCTGTAAAATATGAAGATATATTAACTTGTGATTTAGATGCTATTATGGTTTCAGCTCGTATTTTAGGTTTAGGAAAAAAATATGAATTTATTT